GTTTCTTTTTTTAATTTTTTTATCTATAGGGATAGACAACACGTTATATACGGGACTTTTATAATCACTCATAATATATTCTTGTATTTGTTCATTACTTTTTTACGTTGGTCAAGTTCTTTCTTTGTTTGACTAAAACCCATGTACTTGCACAAATGGTCATTCTTCATGATGCAGATACACATTCGCTTGTAGGTTGGGATAAGTTGAAAGTCGTCAGAATCTATATCGTCTAAATAGTCCATTCGGACTGGTTTCTTGTCTGTTTTATAGTTGCTCTTTTCTTGAATTTCAATCTTTGCGCCCGCTTTCTGTAAGTCGGATATTGTCTTATCAGATAAAACACCTCCCCTTTCTTTCCAGAACTTGATTGAGGTTTCAAGCTTTGATTTATAGTTGTCACGTATTTGTGCAGGGAGAGTTGAAAGGAGAAATTCCATGTAGCTTTTCCAAGTGTGTCCCTTAGGAAGTGTTATGGACTTCCACCCCATTGCAGTAGTTCCACCATAGATGCCCGTAAAATTGACACCATTAACGCGGCTTACAAGCTTTCCCCAAGTGTGCGGCTCTATCACTCGGTACAACTTCAAGGAAGACTGGGCTTGCGAAAGAAACGGGCTTGCAACACGCATCTGTTCTATAGGTACTCCAGCTTTATAATACAAGTCATATAGCTTATTATATGTCCATCCAAAGCGTCCATTTGCTGTCCAAACATCAGTTGTAAGCCAATCATATATTGGATAAGCGTTGTAGACATCATCATACATTTGCTTTGTCCAATCTATTCCTTGATAATTTCTGTAGTTCCTATCAGAGTGTATTGCTCTCCATCTATTTAGACTTTCTTGAGTTCTTATTCCTACAAGGCAACAAGTTCTCTTTGCTCCAAGCCTTCTATGTAACCACAAGCTAAATTTTTCTTGAAATTCATAGTCCCACATTTGCTGATTAAAGAAATCGAAATCGCTTTCTTCAAGGCATTTATTAGGCTTATGGGAAATCCAAATATCCGATTTATCAGGCTGCCAAGGACGCCAATAATCTTGGTGCATTGAAGTACACGTTGGCACTTTGAAAGGAACACAAATCCGATAAATATCTAAAATATCACTATTGCTTGCAAGTGTTTCGTTTACATAATTTGTCGTCATTTCATATTGTGCTTCATAGTCTATATGAAACACTCCAAGGCGGCGATTAGGCAGATGCTTTCGGATATAGTCAATACAAAGATTTAATAAAGCGCCACTATCCTTGCCACCAGAAAAGGACACATATACGTTGTCGAAGTGATTAAATACAAATTCAAGTCTTTGTATTGCAGATTCATATACATTCATTTCATTACCAAATCTAAATCTGAACTTCTATCTAAATAAAATTTACCCTCATTTGTGTAATAATACACTTTCCTGTTGTTTAGAATCGCAACAATAGGGAAAGCTCTACTATCACGGTCAAAAAGGAGAATACGTACTGGAATACCTTTTTTAGTCTCTACCGCTTCTCCTCTTTTTGCCTTTTCGAGATTAAACTTTGCCATATTTTTTCTGCAAAGATATGGTTTTATTTAATATACTCTACAATGCGGATAAAAATTTCTTTAGCTTCATTTTATTTGTTATTAGCACCTTGATTTCTTTGTCCAAAATCGATTTTCTATTAATGCTCCTTTGAATCATAGCATCGATGCCTGCATCAGTCATTATGTTATACACAACCATATTTTGCTGTTGTCCTGGCCTTTCTATTCTTCCAATAGTCTGTTTTTCCTCAATATATTTGTATGTACTTGAAAAGCGAAAGATTGTATTACACACTTGTAGTCCATTCAGCCCAGTACCACCACTGCTTGCTGTTGCAACAAAGTATGGTTTTGCTCCATTAACAAAGGTTTCCTTTTCTTCGTCTCTTGTTTTTCTATTTTCCCCGGTAAATATCGCACATTTCTCTTTCCCTAGTGCTTGTACTAAGATATCTACCTCAAATAGGTATTTACAGAAGAATATTGCTTTTTGTGGTATACCTATTTCTTTTATCAACTCAATTTTATTTGTGCCAATATAGACAAACTCTCCGTCCTCAGTATAGTAATAACCACAAGCAATTTGTTGAAGGTGTGTTAGGTATAAAAATATAGTTTCACTTGTATAGTTTCCATCTTCTATAAGATTTAGAAGCTCTTCCTTTACATCTAAATAAAATCTTTGTTGGGTTTCAGTTAACGGACACGTGTATGTATAGTCTGCTCGTTGGGGCAGTTTCAGACAATCTTCTTTTCTTACTTGGAACGTGTAAGGTTCAATAAGGCTTATTAGGTAATCTAAATTCTTGTACCCCACTATCTCATACCCTGTTACCCCTCCAAATAAAACATATTGTCGCTCATACTCATACCAAGATTTACATTGAATTATTTGGTCCGAAAGCATCTTGTATTGCATATATAAGTCATGTACATTATTAGCTATGGGTGTACCAGTCATAATCAGTTTGTAAGAACTTCTCTGACATACACAACAAATATATTTAGACCTTTTAGCATCAGGAGTTTTCACCAAATGACTTTCATCAATTATAATCATTGTGTCTGCATCAACAAACAACATGGCCTTATTGTATGCAATAATGGATGAACTCATACTTTCTATTCCAATGTATTCCCAAGTCAGGCCTGTGCATGTTGCAAACTTTTCAACTTCTTTCTTGAAGTTCTGAATAGTAGACACAGGGCAAAAAACAAGAACCTTATTTATTTTATTTGCCCAAAAGCGGGATTCTGCTAAATCTATTGCAACCTTTGTTTTCCCTGTGCCAACATCCGCAAACAAAGCTCCAACCTTTTTAGAGCAAAGAAAATCCAAGGCTTCATTTTGATGGGGCATTCTTCTATCATCGCCTATTGGTGCTGTTTCATCCATTAAACGCACATCGATTGGGATTTTTTTGCGGGTTAATTCACAATCCCATATAACCTCTTTATATATTTGCGACATCTCATATTTAATACGCTCCTCAATAGCTGAAAATTCCCACTCATTTTTCCGCTCGTGAAACACTTTGCATTGAAAAACAATGTTATCATTAATGATTTCGAGCCATATTTTGACATGACAATACTTATCCTTGTATGTTTTGGTATTGAAGTAAAGACGTTCTTTCCCGTATTTACTCCAATACCGTGTCCCCTTGATTCTGGAGGTTAGCTTTTCGAGAACCATTTTACCTTTTTATTTGAATACTGAATTTCTTTTTGTTCAAGAATCCATGCAGAAATCCAATACGCATCTGATTTTTGAACCTCACAATCTCTTCCAAATACCTGGCTCTTGGGAATTATCGCAGTAGAGCCATCAAAAGCAACGGCACGAAAGGCCTTTTCTGAAATCTCATATAAAGTTTGTAACCTAACAGAAAACATTTTACTTTCATAATTCTTTTTATTGATTCACGCCGCGAATGTAGTTGTTTTATTTAATATAACAAGCATTTCGGCAAAAAAAAGAACGCCTTTGTAAAATGTTGATAAGTTGTAGGTAACTATCTTATGTAATAATAATGTATCACTATAAAACAAAATATCTTTGTACCGATATTGTAAATAAACCTATTCAACATGAAATTTGAACAGATTCTTGCACTACTTGTTGCCAAATTTCAAGGCGTGCGAAAAGATGGTTTGACACAGATGGCACGCGTTCTTGCGTTACAATGTGCCAATGAAGAGGAAGCGAAAAACCTTGTCGAAAAGATTACGGATGCGCAAGTAAACGACTTTGTCAAGGAGTTTCGCAAGGGAGTAGATAAGGAGGTTTCAGAAGCTGGAAAGACCCTTGAGACGAACCTGAAGAAAAAGTATGACTTTGTGGAAAAGAAAACAGACCCCGACCATAACGGCGGTGGGACAGACCCAAAGCCAAATGACATAGCTGCGATTGTAGCCAATGCAGTTGCAGGAGCTGTAAAGCCACTTCAGGAACGTTTGGAAAAGTACGAACAAGGAGAAATCAGCAAGACAAGGCTTCAAGCATTGCAGGACAAACTTTCAGCGTGCAAAGATGAGACCTTTAAGGCTCAAACCTTGAAAGACTTTGGGCGAATGAATTTTGATTCGGACGATGCTTTTAATGAATACTTGTCTGAAAAGGAAGCTGACATCAAAACCGCAAATCAGAGCGTGGCAGATGTGAACTTGCGTCAAGGCGCAGGAGCGCCAATGATGGCACAAAAGAATGAAGACGGCGTTTCGAAAGCTGTATCAGACTTTATTGCATCACAAAAGCCCGATGCCAATGCTCTAACGGGCAAAGAAGTTTAACAAGTAAAGTAATACAACTATGGGTATGACTATCAAACGAAAGAAAGACAACCGTGTTGTGAAGTGTATTCTTCATCGCACGGCAGACATTCCCGGCGGTGTAGGCGTTTCTGTTGCTAATTTGGGTGGTTCTGCACTCTTTGAGGGGACACCAATTGGCAAGGGCAAAAATGGCTTGTTCGAAGTCTGCAAAACCGCAAAGGTTCTTACGCAAGCCGAAGCGAGCGCAACGACTTATGAAGTAGCAAAGGGGCATCACTTCAAGGTTGGTGACCGATTTGCGGCTAATGATTGTGACGGTCAAGTAATTACATCTATTGACAGAATCGATGAAGCAAAGGACATTATCACCGTTGAAACAACGCTTGGGAAAGTTGTAAAGGCTGGTGATTGCGCCTTTGAAAGCAAGGGAGCAAACACAACCCTTAAAGTAACCCCTATCGCCGTTGCGGGGTCAAATGAAGACGTTGAGAATGGCGAAAACCTTTGGGTTTCAGCTTGGGTGATTGGTGTTGTTCAAGATGGCAACGCTCCAGCAACAAATGATGTTATCAAGGCTGCACTTAAAGGTGTGGTATATGTGTAACCCTTAACAATTTATCAGTATGCAAAAATCATTGATGGTAGGGTTGGACGAAAAGAATATGGAAGCCGTAATTCACACTTACGACTTAAAGGATTATTACTATCCTACTCTTTTTCCCCTGAAAGAAACGAACCGCCTTGATTGGAAGATGCTTGAAGCACAATCGGGGCTGAAGATTGCCGCCGACCTTGTTTCACGAGGTGCGACAATCCCCAAAAAGATGCGTGATGCAATCAGCCGTATTCAGGGCGATATTCCTAAGATTTCAATTTCTCGTGAAAAGAACGAGGACGAATTGACGGAATACGATATTATGGTTGCAATGGCGGGTGATAACCCCGACCTGAAAGCCCTTGTTGAGTTTTGGGCGGAAGATACTAAGTTCTGTTGGGATGGTGTTGCCGCCCGCGCAGAATGGATTGCACTTCGTCAAATTTCACTTGGTAAGGTGAAGTTCACGAACTCAAACAACGCGGCAATCGTCACCGAGTATGATGTGGATTATATGATTCCGAAAGAACAGAAAATCGGTGTCGCAACATCTTACGCATCGGGAACATCTGGCAAACCTTTGAGTAAGGACATTCCAGCAGCCTTGAAGAAAGGCAAGAGCATTGGGGCAAACTACAAGTTTATGTTTATGAACGTTGATACGTTTGCTAAGTTCGCATCACAAGAAGAGGTTGTCAAGAAGTGTGCAACGCTGATTGAGAGCATCACAGGAGCAACCGACACGCCCGACTTGCAAACGGTGAATGCCTATCTTGCGAAAAAGAAAGAATTGTACAAGGGGCTTCAAATCGTTGTTATCGACCAAGATATTACGATTGAGCTTGCCGACGGTACGCGCAGCACTTCAAATCCGTTTGAAGATGATGTTATTCTTTTCTCCGAAAGCAAGGTTCTTGGCAACACCTATTGGAAGCGTCCTATTGATGCAAAGAAGATGCCCGGAAGTGTTGCCGAAAAGGTGATGCACGGACATACGCTTATCAAGAAGTATTCGACCGAAAGCCCAGTACAGGAGGTAACAGAGGGTATCAGCAACCTTTTCCCAGCGTGGAACTTGGCTGGTCGCTCGGTTCTTATGCAGGTAAACGCGACTTCTTGGAACAAGAACTAACAATAACGATGTGAATAAAGGTTGCTGGTCAAATGGTGGTGCATCGCCAACCTCTATGTGACACGAGTGGCAGCCCTCAATGATTGCAAGCAGAAAGGGCAATGCGAACGAAAGACCCGATACCTCACGGCTCGTAGGTAAGTTTCAAAGCGGGAGCAACCTTTATCACATCATTTATCAAGCAGTGGTAATGACAAACAAACAATACTTAACCAAGGCACTTTCGGGGCTGAACATATCAGAAGACGATATCGACATTGTTTTGCTGAAAGCATCGCTTGATGGTGATGCAGAAGCGGACGTTCGTGCGTGTGATGTAGCAACCTATCAAAGAATGTCGGTTATCCTTAAAGGGGTAATGCAGAATGTTTCAGAGGGTGGGTACTCAATCTCTTGGAATGTTGAAGCGGTGAAATTCTATTATAATGCACTTTGCAACGAATTAGGGCTTGAGAATGTGTTGTTTGCGCGTCCTAAAATCCGCAACAAGTCTAACTTATGGTAAGGCAATACCCACACTACTTGTTTGCCTTGATAACGGGAGAATCAACACAGGGGGAAGACGGGCGTTGGTCTGATGAAGACCAGCAAACTATATTCTTGTCAATGTGTAGAGAGGAGACCGACGGCAGAGGGCAAGAGGTACAGACCGCCGATGGCACTTATCACAAGTATTCAGCTATCATTCAGATACCCAAGGGGGCTTTGACGATAGATGAGGGTACAAGTGTATTTGTTTCAAACCATGAAGATGGTTCAGATGTCCGCATAAAGGGGGTTGCACTGAAATTTGACAAAGGACAATTGCATTCACGGCTATGGGTATAGAAGCACAATTCACGAAAGAAGAGGTTCAAGAACGTTTTGATGCGTTCTTGGGGCAAATTCAAGAACAGCAAATCAAACGATTGCAGAAGCTGGGGGAAATGTGTGTAAACCACGCACGCTCCATTCCGAAAGAACAAGGTTTTGAAGACCAAACGGGCAACCTACGTTCTTCTATCGGTTATGCCGTGTTCGTTGATGGTGTCGCTATTCACTCGTTTTACAATGAAGTAAACGGTGGCGCTATCGGAGCAAGGGCAGGGCAAGAATTATCCGCAAAAATAGGCGAACGAACAAATGGTGTTTGCCTTGTAGTAACAGCAGGAATGAATTATGCTCTATATGTTGAAAGCCGGGGACGTGATGTGATAGCAAGTGCGGAGCAATTGGCAGAAAGAGAGTTGCCACGAATGCTTGAAAAGTTAGTTGATAACATCAAGAAAGCAGCAGAATGAAAACCTCCTATGATATAGACGAGATTGTTTTTAAGTTGTTGAGTGGCTCTGAAAGGTTAAAGAACGCTATAACTGGTGGAATTTACTATCAAGACGACAGACCCGATAGCTCAACCGATGAAGACGTTGTAATTAACACTATAACGATGACGCAAGACTTCTTGCCCCAAATCGCAACAAGCAATGTGAACATCTATGTGGCTGACAAGAAGCGACGGATTAAAGGAACAGAACAATTAAAGCCTAATCACGAGAAGTTATCAGAGCTGACAAGGATTGTTTTAGACGTGTTGCGAGGTTCGAGGATTGATGGGTTGAAGTTGATACCTGAAAGCCAATCAATTCTGCAAGAAGCGAGTGTTAAACAACACTTCTGCAACATTCGTATCGCTTGGAATATACAAACATATTAAAATAGGTAGTTATGATTGTGACATTAGGACTTAGTGAAATTTTGGTTGGTAAGGCAGCCCCCAATGGGGTGATGCCGGTAATTGGCCAAATGAAGAAAATAGGTAAAACCTATAAAGATACCGCAAAACTCAATCAAGATGCGGCAGAAGTAACAGAACACTTCGAGGAGGGAAACGCCGTCCCCGTAGTGCGTAAGGTATCTAAGAAAGCTCCTAAATTGACTTTTTCAATTATGGATGCTGACATTGATACTCTTGTTGAGTATGTCGGCGGCACAAAGGTGAACAAAAGTGGTTCAGAGAAGACTAAGTGGGCTTTCGATGGAAGCGAAATTGTAGAGAATAAGGCTATTCTTGTAAAATCTGAACAAGGCCTTTATTTCGAGATTCCCAATGCCAGCATCGAAGCGAATATCAATGCCGATATTTCGGCAAAAGGAATCTTCCTTGTTGAATTTACGGTAACACCTTGTGCCGTTGATGCTGGTAAGGCTATTCGAGCCTACGACCCCAAGGAAGTATAATATTTTATTTTCATTGTTGTTTTTAGGAAGCCCCAACCCCGTGTGTGTTCGGGGCTTCCTTTCGTTTAGTAAAGACGCGTATGGTAGAAACTAAAAAAATCCTTGAGCAAGAACGGTCAGAGTTGAATGCGCTAATCAATCGTGGAGTTTCTTTCGAGGTCCAAGATGTTGAGGTACAATATAAGTCTTATTTGTGTGGACTATTCAAAAAGAAAATTCTTGTACCTATCACACGGAACTTCGTAATCAAGGAACCGACCCTTGGCACTCTTGACCGCCTTTCTTCTGAATGGATAGAAATGGCAATTGACGAAGAAACTATCAAAGGAGAAGATGGAATGCTTCAAGCCAGAAAGATGACAAAAAAACACGCTTTGCGTTGTGCAAGAGTTATTGCACTTGCTGTTCTTGGTTCTGATTACCTTATACCGAAAGCGGGCAATGGTGGAATTGTCAGATACGAAGAGGACACGAAACGCCTTGAAGAATTAACAAGACTGTTTGCCCGGCAAATCAAACCATCTGAATTGCACCAACTCTATGTACTAATCAACGCGATGTGCAATTTAGGGGATTTTTTGAACTCTATTCGGTTGATGTCCGCCGACCGAACAACAATACCAATTCGGATAGAGGAAAGCAACGAGGGTTAAGAAGTCCGCACGGTAGGCGCGGTGCAATTTGCGCCCATTTCGGTTGGACGTTGGACTATCTTACAAACGGAATTGCGTGGTCTATTGTTCAGAAGATGATGCTTGATGCACCAAGTTATGACCTTGACGACAACGAAGAAGAAGCAATAAACCTTTCCGAAAGCAACGGAGAAGATATTATGGATTATGTAAACAGTTTGATGTAATGGCTAATATAGACGGAGGCGCATTATCGTTCAAATCCGTAATGGAGAACGACCAAATGAACAGCGCAATTGAAGAAACTTTGCGCCGTGTACAAGGCTTGTCAGATGCAACGGTTGCCGGTGGTAAACAGATGGACAAGGCGTTCATGCAGACAACCGAAAGTATCAGAGAGGCTCTTGGGCAAATCGGACAAGCGTGCGAAATGCACGAGGCCAAAATCAGTGAACTTGAGAGCCAATACAACCAATTAGGTAGGGAAGCAAGCGCAGCATTTATGGCTGGGCGCGATGAAGAGTACAGGGCGATACAAGAAACACAAGCTGGAATTCGAGGGGAAATTGCAGTGCGTAAACAAGCCCTTGAAGAAGCACGCAACTTGTCGAATGAGCTTGACAAGGAAGCCGCCAAGCGCGAAGAGGAGGCAAGGCTGGTTCAAGAGAATGCAAAAGCCTACGAAACTCTTCGTTCACAAATCAAATCCCTTGAAAAAGATATGGCTTCTATGATTTTGCAGGGAGAGCAAAATGGTATGACAGCAGAAGCAGTTAAGTCTACTGATGCGTACAAGGCCTTGATGGATGAACTTGGACGCTTGAGAGATATTAGAGAAGACATCGCACAACAAGGTAAAATTCTTGCCAATGATGAAGCGAAGTTTCAAGGCTTAATTCAAGGGCTTTCAGGGCTTTCAGGTGCATTTTCAGCAGCGACCGGGGCAATATCATTGTTTGCAGGAGAAAATGAGAACCTACAAAAGATAATGACAAAGGTTCAAAGTGTCATGGCGATTGCAATGGGTATGCAATCTGTTGCACAAACCTTGAACAAAGATAGTGCGTTTCAACTCGTAACGCTTAACGGCCTTAAAGAATGGTGGGCTGGAATAGTCGCAAAAGCAACAGTTGCAGAAACGGCAGAAGCTGGAGCAACGCAATTAAATACAACTGCAAAGGAGCAAAACGCAGTGGCTACTGGGCAAGCAGCCGTAACTGAAACATTGGACACAGCGGCCAAGGGGGCAAACACAGCAGCAGCAACAGCAGGAACAACGGCAAACCTCACCCTTGCCGGCGCATTTCGTGCCGTTGGTCTTGCAATTAAGTCAATCCCAGTGTTCGGGTGGATTGTTACTGCTATAGTTGGTTTAGTGGCTGCTGTATCAGCTCTTGATGATGTCTTGACGGAATCAGACAAGGAGCTTGAAAAAATGCGAGAAACTCTGGCGGATAGTCAAAAACAATATGGTAAAGCAACAGCAGAGCTTGCTGTTTATCAAGACAGGCTACAAAGTTTCAATGGTGATAAAGCTGATGAAAAACGCTTAATAGAAGAGCTAAATTCCAAATACGGTGAAGCTATGGGAAAGTACAATACGCTAAGCCAATGGAAAGACACTTTGACAGAAAAAGGAAAGGTATATTGCCAAACACTATTAAAAGAAGCTGAAGCACAGGCTATACTTACGAAATATACAGAAGCCTATCTTGCTGTTCAAAACGCAAAAGACCTTCAAGCTGATTATGATAAGAAAGGCTTTTTGGCTCAAATGTGGGATAATATAAAAAATCTACGGACGGGAGACCAACGTGCCTACCAAGCGGAGATTGACGAAGCTCAAAAAAGCGCTGACAAGTACTTGGATTTGTATAGGAAGAAAATGAAAGAAGCGGACGACTTAAAGAACAGCTTTGATTTACACACACCACAAGACACAACAAAAAAGACAAAAAAGACACCAAAGAGTAAAACAACCACCACAAAAAAAGATTCATTCATTGAGCTGTTAGAAAAAAGGAAAGCAGAATATGAACGCTATAAAAAGTGGGTAAATTCATCCAATGAGGACATACAGAAAGCAGCCAGTACAGAATTTGCTACTTTGCTTAAAGACGGAAGTAGTTACAAAAAATTCTTGGAAAATCTTCAATCCAAAATCAGTTTAGAGCCACAAAATAATCAGACGGCTAAACAATTATCTGCCATTCGGAATGAACTGGCAGAACTTAGCAAGGTTACAGTTCTTGACGCTTTCAATGAAAGCTTACAAAAAGAACTTGATGGAGCTGATAGTGTATTGAAGCGCCTTGACATCATCGCACAAAAGCGCAACGAGTTAGCTAATGATGGCAGCGATATTGACGAAGACAAGAAGCAAGCGTTGGACGATGCAGAAAAGAATGCGTTGCAGAAGCAGCAAGAGGAGACGCAAAAATTGCTTGATGATTATGCTTCTTACCTTGACAAGAAAATAAAACTTGACTTGGAATATAGCAATGATTTGGCTTTGCTTGAAAAGGCAAGGGCAAAGGCAACAACGGACGAAGAACGAAAATCTATTGATGCAGCCATAGCCAATAGAAAACGGCAACATGATAAAGATAGTAAACAATCTGGTGATTCTGACTATGACCAAATGTTGCAAACTTATCAAACTTTCGAACAGAAGAAAGAAGACATTATCGAGGAGTTCAATGAGAAGCGGAATAAGGCTCAAGAACACGGTAATACTGAAATGTTGGCACAACTTGACAAGGCACAAAATGAAGCATTGTCAAAGCTCGCTATTGACGAAATGAAGATAAGCCCCGATTGGGAAAAGATGTTTGGAAACCTTGATGAGATAGGCACAAAGGAGCTGGAACGCCTTTTGGCTATGATAGAGGGCAAAACAGCTATTCTTGGCATTGAACTATCACCAGAAGACTTCAAGGTAATACAAGACAAAGTTAAGGAGCTAAAAAATGAAATCAAGGAACGAAATCCATTTAAGGCTTTGACAAAAGGCTTTGAGGACTTGAAAAAGGCCACGAACGACCAAGACAAAATGGCGGCATTGGCCGGAATGTTTGATAATGCAGGAAAGGCAGGTGATAAGCTTAAAAGCATTATATCTGATGTAACAAACACGCTTGAAACATTGGGCATAGAGGGTACAGAAGAGGTTGGACATGCTATACAAGCACTTGATGGGCTTGCAAGTGGTGCGCAAGATGCGGTAATGGGCTTTATGTCTGGGAATCCCGTGCAAATGGTAGGTGGTGCAATCAAGGCTATAGGTTCGGTTGTGAATTACTTTGCAAGCGCAAATGACCGACGAGCAGAAAAAGCAATCAAAAAGCACCAAGAGAATGTAAATAAATTGACTTCTGCATACAAAGAATTGGAGTGGCAGATATCAAAAGCACTGGGAGGTAATGTGTATAAGCACCAACAAGCGTCTATTGAAAATATGAAACAGCAACAGCGTGAGTTGGACGGCATGATAAAAGCAGAGCAGTCGAAAAAGAAAAAAGATAACGGAAAGATTAAAGAGTGGAGAGAACAAATAAAAGAGCTTAACAGAAGCATTGAAGACACCATTGATGGAATGAAGAACAAACTTCTTGATACAGATGTTAAAGCAATCGCAACACAATTGGGCGATGCTATCATCGGTGCTTTTGAGAATGGGAAGGACGCGGCAGCAGCTTGGGGTGACACTGTAAAAAATATCGTGAACAACCTTGTCAAGAATATGCTGATACAAAAGGTTTTTCAAGAGCCTATTGATAAGGTTATTAGCAAATACACCTCAACATGGGTGGACAAGAATGGCAACTTTAAGGGGTTTGATGTCGTTATAGGCGACATTGATAGCCTTTCAAGTGAACTTGGCGGATTATACCCATCACTTGAACGCTCAATCAATGCACTAAAAGAGAAGTTGAATCTTTCTACGCTTGATAATGATGCTTCTTTGACGGGTGCGGTAAAAGGTGTAACGGAAGAAACAGCGAGTATTGTTGCAGGGCAATTGAATGCAATGCGAATCAATCAGGGGGAAGCAAACAATATGCTAAGACAACAATTGTCGGTTCTAAGTCAGATAGCCCAAAACACTTCATACAATCGACATTTGGAGAAGTTGGATGGTATTTTATCGGCCCTTAAGGGGCAGCAAAACGACCCTTTGCGTTCACAAGGATTACAACAATAAAAGAAAATAGATATGAATACAATAGCAAAAGAACTTGCCAAGCAAGCAAAGAGCAAAGGTATTTGCGATGATTGGCACAAGCAATTGAAATCACTAACGGACAAGCGTGCAATGGTTGATATGTACATTCGTGGTATTGATTTTTGCTTGTCTAATGAGTTCCCAAACAATGAGTATATCCGGGATAATTTCAAAGGCATAATGGAGGAAAAGGGTGTATTCCTTGATGATGATGTAAGCCTTGTGAATTTTAGACGTTGCGTTGCGCTTGGAAAGACCAAGGGAAGTGTAAAGGCAACGTGCTACAAGGTTTGTGAGGTGTTTGCAAAGCACGAATCGAACCTAAATATAATTGTTGAGGATAACGCCTTTGTCGAAATTGATATGTTCGACAACTCGGTTGTGTCCGTAACAAGTTCGGGAAAAGCAAAGGTACATATCAATCACTATGGGGGTACTCTTACTTTCGACGAACGAGAAGAAAGCATTATCAAGGTCGTAGAGAAGAACAAAAAAACATATTGATATGGAAGCAAACAATATCATTTTGAACTTGCCTTTTGATGAAAGTAACGGTTCAAATGTGGCGTATGATTATAGCAAAAATCGTGCAGATGTACAGGTGCATTCAGCATCATTTGTTCCGGGGAGAAATGGCAATGCAATCAAGTTCACCGGTTCTGAATATGGAGAAGTAACAAAGCAAATCTTCTCAAATTTGAATGCTCCATTCACGATTACACTATATGTTCAATCGTTGGAGGTTGAAACAGGGACACCAACAGCATTTGTTTGGGGGTTGAACTTTGACGGACTGAATAACTACATTGAAGTCCCTATTGAAGCAAATCCCAAAATGTGGTTCGGTCTTGCGTTGGTGCGACAAGGAACATTGTACAACTTCTTTGTAAACGGACAATTAGTTAAGACACTAACACAAGCAGGAACGTTGCAAGGCGTATCGCTGAACCAAGATTACTATGGCGGTGAATACGGACTTTGCTTGCTTGACGATGTCAAGTTGTATGATATTGCATTGACACAAGAAGAGTTGTTACAGACTTCGAGCGTTAATAAGCAACAATCATACACGCTTGATGGTATAGATTTCAGAGAGTTTGGCGTATTTGTTTCTGATTCAGACGGTGTTCTTAACCGCCCAAAGCTGAAACAACTTGCAAGCATATCTTGGGACAATTACCACGGTGAAGATGTCGATTTGAACCATAAGTATTACGAACCAAGGGAAATCACTCTTTCTTGCTTCATAAAGGCAAAGACAAAGAATGATTTCATCATGCAGATGTCGAGATTTGAACAGCAATTCGATAAGCGCGGCTTGCATCGTCTTATGATAGATGTTCATCCGATTAAGCCACTTATCTACGAAGTGTATTGCAAGGACGAAATCAGCGTGTCGAAGAAGTGGAACGATGAATTGATGGTCGGCACATTCAAGTTGAAGCTAACAGAGCCACAACCCGTGAAGCGCGTATTGAAGCATATTCGCATATCAGAAACAACAAAGAGTTGTACAATCAACATAACAACACCAAAGTATGTGAATATCTTTTGGGGTGACGGAACGGTTGATGAAGACATTTCGGGTCGCGATGTACAGGTTTCGCACAACTACAAAGAAAATGGGGAGTATTTCCCCGTAATCACAGGGTGTATTGATGAAATAGAAGCTTTCCAAACAAACGCAATCATTGTATGGAACAAATTATAATCACAAGAAAGGACGGCACGACATACCCGCTTGCCGTTAAGAGAGAAGCAACAGACATCAAGGAAGCCAGACAATCGTGGGGCTTGCTTGGTGATGATGTTGTAAATATCAGCATTGAAAGCCCTTATCCTCAACATTACGAAATAGGGGACTATTTCAATGTGTTTGGGCGTACATATAAGTTGAATCAATTGCCAAGAGTACGCAAGGTAGGGACACACAAGTTTAATTATGAATTGACGTTTGAGGGCGTGCAATACGACCTTTTGCGTGCATTCTATGATGTTACAATTGAAACAACGGGCAATACACTTCAAGATGTTCAAGGGGATGCTTTGACTGGTGGCTTAAAACGGTTTGCAAGTGTGCTTATCTCCAATGCAAACAGAGTATTTCCCGGCAAGTGGAAGTTGGGGGTTTGTCCTGATACTGTTGCAGATAAGACATTGACTTTCGGGGATGGTGACAATTGTTTGGCGGTCTTTCAAAACCTTTGTAAAACATTCGATGTAGAAGCAAGCATCTCGGAGCGCGTAGGTGTATACACCATTGACTTTGTGAAGCACGTAGGTGTTACGCATCCTTTTACCTTTGAGTTTGGCAAGGGGAAAGGACTGTATGCCCTTGACAGACAGAACGTAGATAGTAGTAATATTGTTACGCGTCTTAAAGTATTTGGTTCTGATGATAACATAACAAATAAATATCGGGCAAACAGACTTTGTTTACCTGGCAAGAGTAAGGCTCAATCATTCATCGAACAGTCAGAAGCAGTACAGAAGTATGGCATTCACGAGGCACGCAAAATCTTTGAAGACATTAAGCCTACATTCAATGGTAAGGTAACGGCCATTGTAGTGGAGAATGTTCTTCAATTCAAGGATGCAAATATGTTTGACCTCAATGCAAAAGAAACAGATGGAAAGACAACAAAGTATCTTGTTGCTGGTGTGAGCGCAAAAATACACTTCAATACTGGAAATCTTGCAGGGTATGAGTTCGACATTCATAAGTATGACCACTCGACAAGAACGTTCACATTAAAGAAGCTAACAGACGACCGCGGGGATGTATTCCCTTCTGCAACTTCTGTAGCTTTTCAAGTTGCCGTTGGTGATGAATACAAGATACTTGATGTTACATTGCCGGAACAATATCAAACAGAAGCAGAACAGAAGTTACAAGAGCAAGGATATGAGTATTACAGACAAAACAGCCAGCCAAAGGTAAAGTATGGGTTGAGTGTATCAAAATCATACCTTAAAAGGATGTTTGGTGAAGATGTTGAAGCAAGTTTATTTTCACCTGGCGACTATATCAATATCAAAGATGATGATATAGGAGTGAACAAAGCTATACGTATTCAGTCTCTACAACGCAACCTGCTTGACGTGTACGATTATACTTTGACAATATCAGATACAGCAGAAAATAATATCACAACAAGGGTCATTTCTGAACTTATCGATATTGACAAGATTACTACAACACACAACCTAAAAGACCCCGCAAGGGCAAAAGCAAATTGGCGTTCATCTCGTGAAGTAATGAATATGGTCTTTGACCCTGATGGTGACTACTACACAGATAAAATTAAGCCTAACTCCATTGATACTTTGGCGTTGTCAGTCGGTGCAAAGTCTATGCAGTTTGCCTTGCAAAATATTGTGTTTGAGCCAAACTATCAAGGACAAAAGAACGTGGTGCGAGTTTCGGCAGGAATCTTGACGCATTACACTATTGAAGAGCAACCGCGAGCGTGGATTATATCTTCTGTAGTCGCTGGTCTACCGGAAGACGGAATCCCATATTATATTTTTGCGAGATGCAACAAGTCAAGTCGTAGTGCTTCAATTGTTTTTAGTAACACGCCAATTAAGGTAGACCAAGATGCAATGAACTATCATTTTTGGATAGGCGTTGTTAATTCTGTTGATGCAACCTTGCAGGCACGCTCAATAGCTTTATCTTATGGCTTCTCTATGATAAATGGACGTTTTATTAAGACCGGACGTATTGAGAGTGCAGACGGTTCTACTTATTTTGACCTTGACGATGGAGAAATTGGAGGTCATATTGTATTCACTTCAAATGGACAAGCACAAAGCCTTGAAGATTTCAGTGCAGATATTCACAATCAAATTGATGGAAAAATAGAAACGTGGTTTCAGGAAACAACCCCGTCTTTGATTTGGAAGACAAACGAAGAAAGAATAAAGCACGTCGGGGACTTGTGGTTTAATGCAAAGACAAAGGAGTTGAAACGTTTTTCTGCAACATACGCTTGGGAACTGATAGAGGACAAAACGGCCATAAAGGCGTTGGACGATGCTTCAAAAGCGCAAGATACAGCTAATGGCAAACGTCGTGTATTCGTAAACACTCCTTACACTCCTTACGATATAGGCGATTTGTGGCTTGATGGTAATGTTTTGAGAAGATGCAAAGTTGTAAGATTGCAAGGAGCGTACAACGAAACTGATTGGGTTCTTGGTGTATCTTATGACAATACAAAGACTACGATTGATGGTGGATTGGTAACGTCAGGAACAATACAAGTTGCTGGCGACAACACTTCTATCCTTGCCGGAATGACAGGCAAAGGCACGGTTGCTGATTCAGTACGCTTTTGGGCTGGGGCTACATTTGAAAACAGAGGACGTGCTCCTTTTCGAGTACTTCAGGACGGCACGGCTTACGCTGAACGTCTGATAATAGATGGTGATTCAACATTTAGTGGGAAAGTGAAAGGTGTTGTTGGTAGCTTCAAAACTCTTCTGTGTGTAAACGACCAAGGAGAAGAAGTCGGGTCTATATCTTTTGGTAGAGATGGGAAAATGTGGTTTGAGGGAGATTTACACCTACAAGGGTATAATCAATCATTAAATCGTGGATATAGGCTTTATGCATCAGACATCTGGTGTAGAGGTTCTTTTGGTACGCGGAATTCAAATACACTCATTGTAAGTGGTAGTTATGGATATTTTTTTCCAAATGGGCTTGATGATGAAAAAAAAGTATATGTATCATTTCAAAGCGACCAAAGCAAAGGTGTGACTTATTACAACATCCCTTTATATGGAAAAGATGGCGATTTTGCGGGATTCCCCGTTGATTTGCTAATATTTAATGCTACAACCAGATTTAACTATTGCCTTATAGGTGCGAAAGGAAAAACTATAAAAATAGCTAATGCAAATGACAAATTAAGTCAATATATCTACGTACATGGCTCACTTGAAGAAATACGTGGAGGAGCTGTAACAGCTTGTACTAATATTGGATATGAAAATATGATTCCTATTCAGGATGCGAACGTATTGGGAGCAGGATGGTTGTTGGAGGCAATAAGGGACAATAATTGGGGGTAAGTTATACCTTATTTATCCAACAATATTTTATAGTAATATATTATGTCGTAGTTTTGTAAGAAGAAAATTACAGCCTTATCAAGGCTGCATC